CTCATTGCACGCGATAAAACCTACGTCTTCGCCAGCCTTTACGCGGTAATTGTCGAATCCGGGTAACTCATCCGCTCTCACGGGAACATACCCTAATCGCATCCGCTTATCAATACTGTCGTATCCGTTGGTGGTTGATAACCAGCAAAGATGCCATCCCGGAATATCCGGAACCTTCGGCAGCGCACTTTGTGTCCATTCATCGCTCCACATCTTGCGACGTTCCTGCGTAGAAATGAACTTCTCTTCTGGGGCGGCGCGGCTTGCATCTTGTGAAGATCTTTGCTCACGGCCACCTGCGTTGAGGGTTTTTTTAAGACGAGAATCCATAATGTTTAGCTCCTATTGTTTCGTGCTGCTTCCGCATACCGTTTGATCATCTTTGCGCGTTTTTGTGCGTCATCCCACATACCAGCATCCTTCATTGCACGAACCTGTTCAGGCTCAAGAACAAAAGAATTGCCGCTACCGCGAGATGACGATTCACGCGAAGAACCGGTCACTAAACTTTTAGGTCTCCTTCTGGGTTGCTCATCATGACGATCATTATACTTATGAGGAAGCCGCCTTTGCAAGCGGCTGTCAAGCTCCTCCCAATACTCGTTTGTAGAGGGGTCGTACCCCTCCTGAACCAGTCGGTTGTCGATCACTTTAGCGATCTGGGAGTCCTCATCCTTGCCGTCTGGGTCGTACCAATCGTTGTTTTCCATCCAGCTATTTGCCAGACGTTGTAACTTGGGGTTAACCGCCCCAGTGTCAGAACCATTCTCAGCGGCCCGTGACTTGAAGTTTTGCATTGCCTCTAGCTTGCGCTTGGAGTCGTACCAAAGCTCCTGCGCCCTAGCAAAAGAGGTGCCGTCAGCGTTGTCCGTAGCCTCTTTGAGCTTGGAAGTGGCGTATTGCAGGCGTAGCTGCTCATCCTCAATTGCCTTGTCAAATCGGGCCAAGTCAGCGCCAGATTGCTTGCGCTCCAGCACGGATAGGCGCTCAACAAGCTGCTGGTTCTGGCGTTCCAGTAGCGTCAGCTTGGCGTCTTTTTCAACGTGAGTTTGCTTGATGTACTCCTTTTTGGCGCGTCGGCGGTTGCGACGAGCCTCTCGGATTGCGCTGGTGTCACCCGGTTGATCGCTATCCCCATCATCGGAGGCGGAGACTTCTCCCCCCTCGTTATTGGGGGACTCTATGTGATCGGGTAGCTCTACCGTGGCAGATCCGTCTTTTTCTTCAACGACGGCAATGTCGTCAATATCTTCTTTAAGTTCTTTGTTCATATGAAGGCTTTCATAGCAAGTGGATTACCAGTGATCTTCACAATCACCTCGTGATCGTTTAGCACCATGAATAAAGCTGGGTCTTCGTGGTCATCAGCGCCCTCAATAGGCACCTCCCAACGATCTCCGCCCCATTTGGGCACACGGATGTAGTCGCCAACCTCAATCCACGACCCTTCGGGCCACGGGAGCATGGTGTCACGGTGTTTGAACGCTAGTGGGCCGATCTCTACGACCTTTGCCACCATGTTCTGCCACTTTTCGGTTTCTTTGGTTTCTTCAACCAATATGATTCCCGCGCTAGTCGTCTTCTGCTTTGAGCGACGGAGTTGCACCAAGATGCGTCCGCCAAGGGGTTTTGCGCCGGGGTCTACGCTCGGAAAAGCCCAAGCTACGTCAGCTTCGTTAAAAGCTACCGGGTCATTCATTTTCATCTGTTTCTTTCATTAAGTCGTTAAGGATGTCAAGAGCTTCTTGCAATCCAAAATATTGTCCAACCATGCGTTGATAAGTCTCCCAGTTCGCCGCATTTCCAGCAGCAAGGGACGCAGCTATTGCTACCTGCTTAGACTTGATCCCGCCGATCAGATCGCCAAGGGTTTTCATTTTTTCTTAGTCTGTGATAAGCCTCCTGACTGTTTGGTTGGTGCAGAACCCTTCATGCTCTGGCCGTCGAGCTTCTCGCCCATAGCCATGCGCTTGTGCTGGGGAACCTGCACACTCTTTTGCTCTTGATCACTGGTTGCCATAAGGTACTCCTTGGGTTGGTTCAGCCTTGGTTTGCTCGAAATTGAGCTTTGCCGCATCGCGTGTTAAGCGGGCTGTTTCGATGCGTTGTTTGGTTTCTTGGTCGCCCTCGGCGATGGCAAGGCGTAGTTGCAACTCTTCCATGTCCAACTGGCGCTGCTGCTCCAGCTTCCTCATGTCTATATCGACCTTGGCCTGCAACTCTTTCTCCTTGAGTCCCATCTCCGCTTGGTCGCGTTGGGTGCGGCGCTGCGTCTCGGCCATGCTGGTGTCCAGCAACACCTTGGTATCTGGTGCCATCGGAGGCTGGGGCTGGGCCTGCTGCAACTGCTGAACCATCTGCTGGATCATTGGCATGACCTTTTGCAACGCCTCGTCGCTGTCCAAGCGAACGTGCTGCGATACCGCAGAGAACAGCTTGTCAATCTTGGAGGGCTGCTTGGACATCTCGTAGTCCTCTGTAGCGCCTTCCATCGACATATCCACATATCCGTTCATTCGGTTTAAGTACCACAAGGTCAAGTGCTGCTTGATGTGGTCTATTGCCCGTGGCAGGTAGGTAGGCGCAATGGCAGGGTTTGCACCCAGCACAGGGTTGGTAGCAAAGTCCAAGATGACTTGGATGTGGGCAAGGTGATCCTGCTCGATGTAGGCGTAGGCAGATTGGCCCATAGCCATAGCCACGTTCTCGTTGGCAGCGTCAATCTTGACTGGCGAGGGGGTATCAACCATCAGTTCGTTGATTCCGGGCACCTTAATCTGTTTCAAGAAGCGCTCAATGACCACTTTCTTGTTGAACAGGTCAGGATTCTTCTCCATCATCGCCATCACAGCCTGTGTCTGGGCCATGCGCTGCGTTTCGGAGAAGATGTGCGGGTCAGAGACGGGAATTACGTCCGTTACCTTGGAGAAGTCCTCGCGGGTGATCTCCAGATCCTCCACAATCTCGCCACGGCGCATATCGTCCAAGTACCAGCGGTTGATGCGGCTCAAAACCTTCAGTACACGGCCTTGAGACTCGTGCAAACGTGCATGGATGGCAGAAAACACCGCTGCGCCCTGCTCAATGAGCGCCTGAGTGGTGCCCACAGGGGCATTTGCGTTCACATCGGCGATCTTTTCCTCTGCCGTGGTCACCACACCCTTGGCTGCGTTGGTCAGCCAGCCTAAAAGCTCAAACAGGACGGGGCTGGGCGGGTTAAATGGCATGGGCATTGCCAGTTTGCGCACATCATCCACGCCGGGAGCGCCCTCAATCTCCACCACCTGCGTGACTTCAACCTCTTGCGACTGTCCAGAGACCTTTCCGCCCTTCAATTTGAGCAGCGTGGCAGCATTGTTGATGTGGGCAGAGTCCAGCAAGGCCCGTAGAGCGCCTGTAAGGGCCGCAGACAGCCCTCCAATGAGTTGGGGTAGGCCCACGGCATAGGCACCACGCCAAGGGATGAATTTGAACTCGATAACCCAGTCCAGCTTGGTCATCGTGTCGTCGCCCTCTTCCTAGTTGCGGTACAAGCCGATGACTTCGGACGACAGGTCGTCGATCATCAGAATGTAGGGAGCCGATTCGCCGCCAGAGAACTTGTCGTCATCAAGTTCCAGCCATGTGTAGATGTGATAAACCCGACGCAGGCCGTCTTCGTTGTTGTCAATGGACTTGCCTTCAATCTTGTTGGTCGCCTTTTGTGAGGCGGTCATCTCAGGATCCATCGTTGAACGGGCAAATGGGGTGTCGCGGTACATCCCAGAGGCGATGCGGCGCTTGTAGTCCCAGTCGGAGATGTCATCGACCTCGGTCACGCGCTGTGCGGTATAGAAGTTGCCCGCTGCGTAGGGCAAAAGCACGTTGTCAATCGGCAGGAACTGGGCGCAGGGGCGCTTCTTCTTCTCGTCGTACCACAGCTTGATGTACTGAGAGCCTCCAAGCGGTAGCTGGGTGAGCATCTGCTCCTGCTCGTCGCGGAACTCTTCGATCTGCTCGGTCAACTGCCAGTTCATGAACTCCGACTTGCGCTCGGCAATGGTGGTTTTCTCTTCGGTGACATCACCCAAGATCTTGGTGCGGGTCGGGCCGTCAGGCGGGAACATCTCCTTGATGGCGCGGGAGGCAAAGTCAATGCAAGCCTCGGCCATCACTGGATGAACGACCTTTGAAGCTCCGTTGAAATTGGCTCCGCCGGGGGCGTCATTGCCCATGCCCGTGCGTTTGATGCCCTCTTCGTACTGCTTGTCGCGCTGCTTGCGGGCGTTCTTGTCCTTTTCCACCAACTCGATGTAGCGCAGGGCCAGCGTGTCGATTTCCATCGTGTTGAAGTCGTCGCTGTCGGCCAAGTTCTCGTAGAAGTCCTCGTCCTCGCGTGGCCCCTTAGTGGTCATGTGGACGACCACAGAGCCATCGGGCAACTCCTCTAGCTCGGACTCATCAAGGCGAGGCATCTCCACCTCTACGCCAGCCTCCTCGTCTGGCGGCTCACCGCCTACAAAGCGTCCAAACTCTGGATCAATGGGGAACTGTGTTGCCATGTCGTTTTACCTTTTTGGTTTGGGCAAGTCCGCCCTTCTTCTTCTCAAGCGGCTTGTTTAGCGCTTCCATATAGTCATTCAGGTCTTGGAAGAACCTGCTGTCCATAACTTGCGATACGCCTTCATTGCTTTTCTCCAACGAGCCGATGGCGGCGTTACGCAATGACTTTTCGGTGTATGGCTTTTTGTTTTTCCTAGCCAGAAATCCTTGCTCAAGAGGAGCAAGCTGCCGATGCATTACCACATCTAATGGGATCATCTCTGGCAACTG